TTACAGGCGTACAGGGTCACGAAAAGGCCAATTATACACAGCGCTATTACCAGCAGGTATGCTTTGGTTGGATTCATTTGCTTTTTGCCTTCTGCGGGGTATGGGTATCAACGATTAATTCCTGCCCGCACGTACACCTAAAGCGTGATATTCTGCGGCTTATACCGGCTCCAATAAACGTAGTGTGGCAGGTCGGGCAATAATAGCTTGATTGCTCACACACCGTTTCTTTGTGTCTGACAACCACCCTTTTTGGCTTTTTTGTTACTTTCATCCTTCAATCACCTCCAAACACGCAAAGGCTAATCCGGCTGTGCCATTGGCATAATTGGGTTCCCGGAAGCATTCAAAAACAAGAGCAAAATATGGATCTGGATGTGGCGAATTATAAATACAATTTCTGAAATACCCAATGATTGCTTGCCGTACTCCTTCCGGATCTTTTTTCAATCCTTTTAATATTCGGGTTACTTCTTTCCATTCTGCCTGTTTTACCAGGGCTTGACATAATTCCAATACTTGAGGGTCTTCCGATATGGAAAGGTTTTTGATTGCATCTTCAATTTCATCCGGGTCAAGATCAATCACCTGATCCAATATTACTAGAGCCATACCTGGGCACCCATCAGAAACATCAGCTATTTTGGTAATAGCGGAATCGGGTATATCATCAATTCCTTCAGAATCCAGAATTTTGCTTATAAGTTCCTTAAGATAGTTTATAGATAGTTTTTCTACTTCAAAGCTGGAACATCTTCTTTTTATTGGAAAAATAACTTTTTGTGGTTCATTCGTGCAAATAATAAAAAAAACATGAGCCGGGGCATCTTCCATTGGTTTCAACATTGAATCTTGAAAATCCTTAGAACAACGATGGAATTCATCCATTAAATAAATTCGTGATTTTCCATACATTGGAGATAGTCTCATGGATGTTTTTATTGATTTTGCATGATCGACTCCATATGGAGGAGACATTTCTATGAAGTCGTTGCCGACGCATTTGACCATATCTTTAATAATTCGGGCAAATGTAGTTTTTCCACAACCAGAAGATCCAGAAAATAAAAAACTATGAGGATAATCTTTTGATTTACGTCCAAATATAGTTGAAAGCTTTTTTTTAGTTTCATCATTCCCGATAACGTCGTCTAACTCTTTTGGTCGATAATCTATGTGCAGGGGCATTATTCCTTCTCCTTTTTATTCTATTATATTTTTCACAGGCCCGAGTTCCTGGGTAAATAACATTGCCCTCAGTACATTTGATCGGGCCGCTGGGAAGCTCTCTCCCGTTAACAAAAGCCTGGCAATTTTTGCAGTATATATTCATAATGTCTTTCTTGCCTTGCAATCTGATTTATACGGGCAGATTTTGTTATCGCATTCTATATTTTCTTCCAAGTGATCTTCTTCACAACAGTCTTGGCACATACCATCGCAATTTTCTATTTCATCATCTAAAAGCATCGCTCCGCATTGTTCACATGTTTCCATATTAATTTCCTTGTATCTATATTATATATATTTTTTAAATATTTTTAAAAAAACTTAGAAAGGGATTTCGTCCAGGCTATAATATATTGGAATGTTAAGTTGATTTGCAATTTCAATTTCGGCTAAAGTACCTTTGCTATTTTCCCAACCTGGAATCACCAATATGCAATCGGAGACCTTCAACCATTCAATTGAAAAATTATAATAATCATTAATCGATAATGATTCATTATTGTGAAGCATAAGATGATGATGAAAATCATGCCAGGGCACCCATGGAGCAAATCCGGCAAGCAATACCTTTGCTCCCATTCGCATTCCGTTCCGCATATTTTCAAGGCAATCAGTAATATTGTCGGCAGAATATGGTCCTGCAATATATACTTTTTTCATTATTGCAATCCTTTATTTTATGTTAAAAGAATGGTTTAATTTGCTTCTTGTTTTCTTTCAGATTCTTAACCGTGACATTGTAATAAGATTTTTTCAATTCACATCCAATAAACCTTCTCTTCATTTTTAACGCTTCATATCCTTCTGATCCAATACCCGCAAAAGGCGAAAAAACAATATCTCCTTTATTTGTCCATAGCTCAAGACATCTTGATATTACATCAAGCTGCAAAGGACAGATATGGCGTTCATCATCTTTCTCCCTTGCCTGTTTAACATTTAAGGTATCAGATTGTCGAATATCAAGCCAAATAGACGATGCATATCTTTGCCATATTTTTTGGCTAAATCTATTTAAATTATGTTCTTTGTGTTTTGGCCTGTCCGGTTGTTGTTTTGAGCCAACATAATGCTCAAATCCATTTTTTCTTGAAATTGGTTCCGGATTATTACCGGGCTTTCGAATTGTTACAATATAATCCGGGAGGGCCTGTCTACATATGGCCGAATCTTTTACAACTTGTTTATGGGCAAGACTTATGGCTCTTGTTCTTACGGCTTCAAATAATTCATTTTTTTTAATTTGTACTTTGCTATGGTAAATAAATCCTACTTTTTCAAATTCTCTTAATAATATTCCTGGAAAGTCTTTTAGCCCGATGTATCCATCCCGCTCTTTCATGGCCGGGATATCGGAGCAATGAAAACTCAATAACCGGCCCGGCATTGTTATGCGATATAATTCAGGAATTAAAAATGAAAAATGATCATAAAATTGCTGATCCGTGGAATTCCCCATATCCCTGATGGATGCAGAATATGTAAAAAGAGAACTAAAAGGCGGACTAAACAAGGAGTAATGAATTGAATTTGATGGCAATCCCTTTATAACTTCTATAGCATCTCCATGATATACCGACCATTGATCTGTTATTTCTTGACTGATAATTTTGGGAACATATTTCTTTTTATTGTTATTATATTCAAATAATTTTGCATCGGCTTCTTTTAATTTTTGTTTGTAGAATTCTGTTTCGTTGATTATGTTTTGCACGATTTCAGTTGTCATTTTTATCTCCTGTAATTCCATTTATCCCAATCTTCATTAGTCAATTTTATATCGGAACTTTTCATCCATCCTTCAAAAGTTTTATCACCCCTATTATATCCAAATGTCGAACCGTAATAAGAAAAGGCTCTAATAAGATTTTTTGTCCAATATTTTCCAATATAATCTAATTTTTTATGGGTTTGATTTAAAGGCCGGTATCGCATTAAATATGGATTGCTTTTAAATTTCCATGCTTCAGTTGCCCTGTAATAAGCATCTTGCGGAGTTTCTTCAAAATTATATAAAACATATGTATAAGAGTTGCCTGATAATTTTAATCCAGCTTTTTGCAATTTCTCCATGGCTTTTTGATAATGACCATCATCTTTTATTCTATCAAATCCAATTCTAAACCCCTGCCTTGTATATTTTAAAGAAGCAAGCAACTTTGCATTTTTATCATTAATTTCTCTACAATTCATGCCATTATTGAATATCACTTTTTTATTATTTTCATTCAGGCAATGGATTACATTTTTAATATGCTCATGTGGGGCGGATAAAAAGCTATTATCTGAAACCATGCAAACTTCTCGGTCTATATTTTCAATATTTCCCTTCCAATTTGGACAGATATAATATTCTTGCTCCATCCGCCAGACCATGCAATACGCGCATTTATTTACGCATCCCCTTGTCGTAAATAAAGTCATTACATTATTAAAAAATCCACTCATACCATAATCAAGATCATAATCCGGTAAATAAGAATCAAGTATTTTTGAATGACCCGTAAAAACGTAAAGATTTTTTGATGTGTTTTTTAATACGTGTTTTGACATTATTGAGGCATATATTCCACCAACAATAACAGGCACATTATTTAAAAGTAGGCCATTTTGACAATCATGTATGACTTTTAAAACTTTGTCGGAATCATTGGTGAACATAGAAGTGATACAAATCAAATTAAAATTGCCAGGAATAATTCCCCTTGAATAAGTTATTTTCGCTCCATTAGATTTTGCAAATGTGGATATTTTAGCCAATCCTAATGGAATATAACTCCGCCGATATGGAGGTTCTATTAATAAAATATTTTTTGCTTTTTTGAGCATTTCAATTAATTGATTTTCGTTAATTACCCTGTTATCCATTTTGGCAACCTCATTTTTTTAGTAGGTGAATAATCAATAAATGTTTTTTTGGATTGTTCCAATTCTATTTTAGCAAAATCTTTTGTATGATTTATCATATTTTCAGTCATTAATTTTGCCTGTTTATCTTTACGCCTAATGTTTTTTAAAACAGATCCTTCCCGCTCTTCAATAAAAATATGAATATCGACTTTCTCTTTTTGCCCAAATCTCCATATGCGCCTTACTGCCTGATAGAATTGTTCCCAACTATCACTCAGTCCAATAAATGCCGCTTTATTGCAAACTTGCCAATTCATACCAAGGCCTGCTATTTTTGGTTTGGTCGCTATCCGTTTCAAATCGCCGGAAGCAAATCCAATCATTCTCTGGATTTTGATATCATTAGAATGTCTACCTGCAACTTCTTTGGCGTAATTAACTTTTTTTGTGATTGCCTCACCTTCTGGGTTTAAATTAACCCAACAGACCCATCTACTATCAGTTGGGTTAATTATATCTGCCGCTGTTTGACATCTAATTTCAACTGTTTCCCGTCTTACTTTCCGACGTTCATCTAATGTTGATGCTGTTTGTAATAATAATAATCCTTCTGTTGGTTTTGCGTCTGATTTTATAATATGTTCATGATATTCAATTTCTGGTAATTCAAATCCGCTATTATCAAATCCGATATCAGATGGTTTATTAATCATGATTGCCCATGATGCCATCCATTTCCAAAATATATTATTTTTTACATGTCCCTTTAATCGCCAATGGCCAACTTTGTCAGTATCGTTTATAAAAAAGGTTGATAGCATTTCTGATCTTGTCATCACTCCTAAAAATTCAGAATGGTTTCCCAACTCCATATAATCATTGGGGGCTGGGGTTGCAGTACAAGCAAGGCGATATTTAGTTTTTTGGAAAGAACCAATAATTTCATTTCGAATTGCTCCGGAGAAATTTTTCAAAATACTGGAATTATGAACAAGGCATCCGTTTACGCTGAAAGATGGATGCCGTTCTGCTTCAATGTCATAGAAATATACGATGCCTGATTCATCCCTGTATTTTTCCAATTCAGGATGTCCTTGTTCCAAAATCTCAATACTTTCCACCCTAAAGATATCAATTTTTGATCTTTCTTTTTGTCGATAATTTGTACTTTTTTGTTCACGTGTCCTGCCCCATCTATTTCTATTGCTATTTTTAGAGTTGGATTTCCTACATCCACTTTGTAACAGGTTGGATATCCAGGTTGCCTTTTTCCTAAAGAAATTGGATATTCTGGAATCCATTTTTTTGACAGGCATTCTATCATTATTTGTTGCGGGATTGAGAATGGTCGACCGTTGCCTCCCTTTTTTCCTTTCCATTGCCGAAATGTTCCGTTGGCTGTTTTGGTTTGAATCATTTTTTCGATTGTTTTGGGATTTGACATTGGATTTAAATTGGCTATTCGATCCATTTCTTTTATCGCTTTGGGATCTCCGCTTCGAAGCCATTTTGATCTCGAAATTCCCCTTTTGGCCGCTATCTCTGGGGTATGTACTTTTGCTTTGTGTTCTGGAGTATTCATCCTCCATTTCGCTGAGCAAGATGTCCCGCAAAACCTCGCCATTTTGTTCGCCACATATTTTGGACGAAAAATCACCCCGCACCAAGCGCATTGTCTCTTCTGTTGCCATGAGACAATCTTCGGGTTGTAAATCTTTTGCGAATCTCCATCCATGCAAGGTAAACCATGGATGATGTTCGCTACAGGTAAACGGCCTTCCTTTGATACGAATTTGAACCGCCCTGTCGATGGGTCTTTTACAGATATTATATACATGATCAATTCCTCCTGCATTATAAATTTTATCCCCAATGGTGACATCTTTAATATACTTCGATCCTAAAGAATTGTCAATATTAAAAACATCTATTGGAGTGTCAGGAGAAAAACATTCATCCAGTACAATTCCAACAAATCTATCAGGGTCAAATTTATGAAGTTTTTCATAATTGGTGATATTTATTCCATTAATTACATCACTATCATTAACACAAATATTTACATCTATTCCAAATTTTTTGCCTTCTCTTTGTGTTTGTTCTGATACGGCTAATGGTGCGAGAATCAAAATTGGTTCTTTTTCTTTTTTATGAATTTGCTTTGACCATTCGAGTAATTGGCATGTTTTGCCCAGGCCACAATCCTCAAATAAAGCTGCCCGGCCTCTGGCAATTGCCCATTTTGTAAGGATGGCTTGCCAATCAAAAAGCATGGGATTCAATTTTTTTAATGGGGTATCGAATCCACTGGGCATTGCGACATTTACTTTTTTTTTAAGATATTCTTCGTATTTTTTTATCATGGTATCCTTATTATAAAGTGATTTTTAAAAAAACTTAGAAAGGGATCTCATCTCTGTTTTTTCTTCTTGGCCTTCGACTTATAGGAGATTCTTTTTGAGTAATAAATAATCCTTCTGAAAAATATTCCTTTAAAATCTTTTCTTCTGGAACTTCATGTTGATCATGGGCTTTTATTTTGCTCAATGTTATGGCTGTTGTTCCCGAAAAAGAAGATTTTGAAATAGCCACGACATCTTTTAAATTAAAAAAACCACCCGAATTTTGGGATATTGGATTTAATATTTTATGGGCTTCCTTTTCACCAACACCTTTTATTTCGATAAATGGAGCGTACAATATTTTATCAGCAACCCTCCATTCAATAGCATCGGAAAAACCTATTTTGGGTGTAATGATTTTGATACCCCGTTTCCTGGCTTCGTTTGCAATATCTTCTTTACCTGTCCCATATGTTAATTCAGCAGCCATAAATTCAGATGGATAATGATATTTTAACCATGCTGTCCAGTATGAGATTAACCCGTATTCTGTTGCGTGACTTTTCGAGAATCCGTAGCTTGCCCATTCCAAAAGTCCTGCCCAAAATTGGAGGGCTTGTTTACGGGAAAAAGTTTTCTGTTTCAAACATCCTCTAATAAATATTTTTTTATATTCTTCAAATGCCGACGAATCCCTTTTCTTGCCAATTATTTTTCTGATTTTATCCGCTGTTGATTCCGGCAATCCGGCCATCTTAGAAATGACAGCCATTACTTGTTCTTGATAGACAAGAAGTCCATATGTTTCTTTTGTAATGGAATCGTAAATAGGATGGGTTTTCTGATACTTCTTCCCGTGATATCTTTCAATATACATTTCGGTCATACCGGAGTAGAACGGACCAGGCCGTACAAGGGCCAGAATGGCCGGTATATCAACGAACTCCTTGACCCCCATATCCTTACATAACTTTGTAGATGGGACGGCAGACAACTGGAATACGCCCGCTGTCTCGCCCCTGGAAAGCATTGTAAAAATATTTTGATCGTCAAGTGGAATATTTCTGAATTCGAAATCTTTTTTGTTGATCAATTTTTTAGTCTGAGCAAGCACAGATAATGTATTCAAGCCCAATATATCGAGTTTCATCAAGCCGCAATACTCACTATCTTCCATATCAAAATTAACCATAATTCGCTTGGATCTGACAGCCAAATTACAGCGATTAGTTTTCCGGAGGTCTTCTTTAGATATGACAACAGCAGCAGCATGTTGACCACTTGATTTTATGGTTCCTTTTAATTTTAGTGCATTGCGGACCACTTCTGGATATTGCTTTTTGAATTCCTGCCCTTCATCCAGTTCCAAAACCTTTTCAAGGGTATTCATATCGTCCCGGTAAGGAACAATACTTTGGGCGAATTCATTTACTGTTTTGTATGGCACATCAAACACCTTGCCAACATCGTGGATTATAGCCCGATCTTTCATTCTCAGGAAAGTGGATATTCCAGCAGTGTTATATTTGCCATAAGTCTTTTCAAGATATTCAATTACCAGATGTCTTTTCCGATCCTCAAAATCGATGTCAATATCCGGGAGATCGTTGCGTTCCTCTGAAATAAACCTGGAAAAATATAATCCATATTTGATTGGATCTGTTTCTGTAAATCCTAATAAATATGCGATAAGACTTCCACCGACTGAATTATGAACAGCTAATCCTTCAATATTATAGCTGTGTTTGTTTTTGACTGTTAAATCATATACCAACCCTTTATATTTTTTTCTTTTAACCGATTTTATTTGTGCGTATTTTTTAACATATTGAAAATCAGTATTGTTTTTACAACGACCTCTTAATTTTCTTGCAAGCCATTCGCTGTCTTTATTTATACTGTTAGCCGCCTTTTTTATAGAGTCAAATTTCTCATTTGTTTTTGTATTTATTATTTCTGTTGCCCATGGGTTTTTGTTTTTTAGAAAATATTTTTTTAATGTTTTGGAAATCTTTTTCCTTTTCTTGGGGGTATTTGCAATTCTATTTGATACACGCTGTTTTTGTTTGGTTATTGGGTTATTGTTATTTTCTAAATATGTACACCATCTTAAATTTTCAACTCTATCGTCTGTCCTTATTGTATTTAGATGTTCTACACATGGCTTATTATCCGGATTGGTTAAAAACATATAAGCTACTAACCTGCTTTTTTGGATTGTGTAAGAAATATTGTTCCACCATAAATTAACGTCAATATAATTATTTAAACCAGAAGACGATCCTCGTATAATTTTTTCTTCGGTTTTTCTCAAGGTTCCAGATTCGCTTGCTTTTATATCGCGAGAAAGACTTTTAATTCTTCCCATATTTGAAATTTGGTACAATCCCGAAAAATTAATTATATCTCCTTTGTTGTCGATAAAATTGACATCCTTCCAAATTTCATCCATTGTTTTTTCTCCAATCTAATATTTGATAAGTCGGGTTCAAATATTGCGCTTCAATCCATCCTTTATCTGTCATTATTTTATGGTCTAATGTGCATTCAATAATTCTACCGTCTATCGTTTCTATTTCAATAATTTCTTCTTCAATATCATATTGTAATTTATCAATGACTTTATTTGTTGTTCCATCATGACAAATAACATTATCTCCAGTTTCGATACTTGATATATTTTTATATTCTATTTTATTATGAGATGAACAAATTATTTTTGAATCCGGAGTAAAACAACCCCTGCCGGGGCCAAACATGATATCATTTTTATCACACCAATTAAGGAGATCAACAACAATGAGAAAATATCTTGAAAATCCCTTTTGGGAAATAATATCAAATTCGTAATCAAGCCTATCTGAATAAATTTTATTCTCCAATAAGGGTTCTTTATTGCTACTGTAAATAAGATAAGATAATTCTTGATCATCATTGGCGGAGGCCGTAATATGATCTTTGTTTCGATGTTTCGTTCCTGGAGGCTCTGGCAAAGATATATCTTGTTTTGGGATAACAAAATCACAGCATTTTTCAGCAATTTTAATCGTATTGTCCATTGCTTCTTTTATAATTTTATTTGACCAATAACCTTGTTTTTGAAATGCCCGGACCATCTCTTTTTCAGATCGTAGATGCAAACCCTTGAATCCAAATTTAAACCTGTTTTCATCCTTCCATTTTGCCTTGGATTGAATAGCCAATAATACTTCCTGGGCTTGCCAATCACCCCGATTAATATAGTGGGTGTCATTGGTTGCGGCGAATGGTAAATCTATTTCGTCATAAACTTGTTCAATAATTTTATGTATTTTTTCTTGGGCAGGAATATTATGAGGCATTATTTCGTAATAACATTCAACTTTATTTTGGATAAGATCACATAAAAAATCAATCGATCCATCTAAATGTAAAAATGATCCCGCACAGGCGGTCATAATAATCAGGCCGGATAAATCAACATTGAGCATGGATTCATAATCTATCCTGGGTTTGTGGTAGAACCCTTCTAAATTTGCCTTGGTAAGCAGCCTTAGAAGAGTTTCCCAGCCCGATAAGTCCTTGACTAATACCGTTATATGCCCTCGCTTTTCGCCCTTGTGTTTCGCGTCCATATAAGGCACAATATACATTTCACAACCGATTACGGATTTGATGCCTTCTGCCTTACAAGCCTTCTGGAATTGGATAGCTCCATCGCAATTTCCATGATCAGTCATAGCCAGATATTCAAAGCCCATTTCTTTGGCTCGTTTGGCATACTGTTTTGGGGAACCGACCCCATCCAATTGTGAGTTGTGAACCACAAAGCCATTGGCAATAAAATTATGCGATTGATGGAATACTTCTATGTCGTATGTTTCTTCTATTTTATCCTTTTTTATCGAAATAATTTTTTCGTATCTTATGGTGAGTGGACATCTGGCGTGTTCAAATTCATGGCATGATTTGCATAAGACTTCTAAATTTTCAATTTTATTATTAATGGGGTCTCGGTCTTTATGGTGAATAAGCAGATTCTTCTTTGATTCACATCTATTGCATTTCTTTTTTTCTAAATACCATCTACGATTAACCCGACTTCTGCTTGTGCTTAATGAAGATGGAATTTCATTAATTAAATTTTTTCTTATTTCTAATTTTATTTTGCTTATTTTTCCCCGACATTGATCTGAAACAAAATGGCCTTTCATCCATTCATTTTTTGTTTTATGGATGTTATATTTTTTTAGAAATTTCTTTATAACGTCTCTACTGACATTATAAATATCTGCTATTTGTTGTTGGTTTAAATTTTCTTCAATATATTTTTTAAGCAACCATTCTTTGTCTTCATATTTTTTTTGTCCGTTGCACGCTAATAAATCACCAACTTCTAATTCAGACAATCTTCTCCAACCCATTGCGCTAAGAAATTTATGATTTTTAGATGTTCTTATTTTTTTTCCATTTTCTGTTAAAATTTCATATAGCTGTTTTGGGCATGATCTGGAGATTTTTTTTATTTTTGATCTTACAAATTTAGATCCATTCCAGACTTTTATTGGATATTTTTTTGCTGTTCTTCCTCTTTCTTTTGAATACTCTGCCTCATATAAATATTTTATTGTTTTGCAATTATGAGGCAGAGTATAATCTTTTCTATTCTTTTTGCCATTTTGGATGCAATTATAAATTATTGTATCCCCGGCAAGACAATATTCCGTGTGTAAATGCAAGTGGCAAAAATTCATAATTTACACCTTCAGGGCTATGGCATAAGAAAAAATATCAGAATCAATTTTCAGGATGGATTCATTCACCGTAACGTCCTGGATATCAGCCAACACACTTTTCAAGGTTATTGGGTTCACATGAAAACTCAATTCCTTTTTGTTTTTAGTCGTTTCAACAGTCTCGGAAATCCACCCTTTAATATTAGCAGCATTGAATTCCATGGTGTTTTTGTTGATCTTAATTTCTATTAACGGGGATGAATCCGAATCGGTTGCCATGATTTCCTGGCGCTCAATAACTTCTTTCAGATTATCCGGCAATTCAATTGACTCCCCGTCTATTGCGAATAACGACATAACTTTGTCTGTCGGGTATTCTTCTCCAATAGACAGAATTGAAATTATTGCATTGTCGCTTGACCGGTAATGGTTCCAGGAGCCCGTTCCTTTTTGATAATCAACAGGTTTAAAGGCGGCAAGGATTTTTGCTGATTCGGCCTGTATTAATCCGGACACGGGGCAATCAGCTAACTGGTATTTGGACGCCTGATAATTATTACAACTTATGACCAGGTTGTCGGTTATTTGGATGCAGGTTAAAACTCCTCTATCTGATTTGGTTGCTGCTGTTGGGTAGCAAAGAGAAATGGCGTCTGAAAAATTCGGAGGTAGTTCTTCCCATTTTTTCCCAATGTCTAATTTGGGAGGATCGACAATTGAAATATAAAATCCGGCCTTGACCTTGCCTGATTGGAAAATGAATTGGTTTCCTTTTTCATTGGATTCATCCAGCTCAATCTTGATTTCATTTTCCGGGGCTTTTTTTACAAATTGAAGAATTTCATTTGCATAAATACTCCCTGTTAATCCTGTTTGAATTGGGTATGATATCGATAATTGATCATTGAAAGATATCAATTTATCATCGGCAAATATCACCAATTCTGATTGATCAGAAAGGTCGTTACACCCGGCAATTCCCGGTTTGACCGCTTCCAGGGCTTTGGTGATATCCTTTTTCAATACAATGTTTTCTTTTTGGGCTGGTTTGGTTTGTTGTGGTGCTGCTTTCCTTCTTTGTCTTGCCATGTTTATTTTCTCCTTATTTGGTTATAGAATAGAATGTTTCGCCTTCGCCTTTTTTGTTTAATCCGGCCTTGCCACTAATTGAAAATTTCATTTTTTTTATTTCGTATTGCTTGGTAAAATTAGATAATAATAATTTATTTAATGGGTATTTTCTTGATCCGATATTTAAAACAAATGTGCAATTTGGTTTCAAGGACCCCATTGTTTTCTCGATTAATGGTAAATAAAAATTATTTGTCCATTTTTCAAAAGTTTTATATCTGTTTAATGAATTTGTTTCTTCGCCAGAATATCTTTCTGTGTCATAATATGGAGGTGAAGTCATAGCGAAATCATATTTATTTTTTCTTAATCTTGATTCTTCAAATGGGAGGCAATGGACAATAGGATTAAATTCATTTCTAAATCCTTGAATAAATTTTCCTAATTTCAATAATCCATTATATGTTTTTATAGAGGGCTCAAACGCTTCATAATTATTACAAACAATGGAAAATCCGATCATTCTGCCACCCCAACCTGCGCATGGGTCTAATATTTTAGATTCTGAATTTAGCCCAAATTGATATGCCAAATCTCTTGATTTATGTGGAGGGAACTCATTTATATATGATATCCCATTTATTCCTAATTGAAGAACTTGATATAATAATTCATTGACTTTCCCATTTTTAAAGATAGAAGCCCGTGCTAATCCATTTATAAATGATTTGTTTTTTAAAGATTCATAAATGGATGCTTTTGAATAATTTGTTTTTGTATCAAGTCGATGTGGATTAAATAATAAAGATGTTTTTTGGCAGGTATTCAGCCCCTTGCATAAATTAACATATTCTATGATTTCAGAATATTTATTTGTTAATAACCCAACTAACTCAATCAAAGAAATATCTTTTAAATTCTCATAAAGAAAATTAGATAATTTATCCCTATTAATTTTTGGAGTCTCCGGGATAATATCGCCAAGTAACCCTTTAAATTCATTTGTTTGAATCATGCCCATTATTTGGTTATTTCCTATGCAGGATAATAATTAATCCACCCATAACATTTTTTGTATTATCATAGGTGGATTAATATTTGGAAAGGGGAAGAATTATTCCGAAATCGACATTGTTTTGTCGTCAGTTTTACCCTTGCCGGACGCCTTGATAACACTCCATGCCTGATAAAATGATTGCGGCGGGTCATTCCAGTCTTCCTGTTTAACTTCGGCCATTGTCATGGGATTTTCCCGAATGGATTCTGCAAAAAGGTTTCTTTTGGTGCCGATACCAAATCCGAATTCATCTTTTTTGGCGTCGGGGTCTGCTTTGGCAGGAGTCTTTTTGGCAGGAGTCTTTTTGGCAGGAGTCTTTTTTTCTTTTGCCGGTTCCTTTTTGGGCTCCGGGGCATCTTCAGGCTCGGTTTCTTCTGGTTCAGTTTCAATCTCTGTGGGATCGGGCTCGGTTTCCTCATCAGATGTTGCAACAGGTGCTTCCCAGCCTATCACTTTCAGCCAGGTCACGATGTCAGGGGTAAATGCTTCGTTTTCAAGATCGGCGGGTTCAATATCCTGGGCGGCATCTGCGACTTCATCATACAGGTCTTTCCGGAGGACTTTCCGGTCAGTGGCGATGGGTGATTCATAGGCCATCACCTTGTTCAGTGCGCCTGCGATTTCTACCAGCATTTTCTTTGTTACGTCTTTTTTAAGCATTTTCAAATTCTCCTTTTAATTTTGTTCGGTTATTATATTGGTTATTTATTTTTGTTTTTTAAAAAATCCTGCCCCGGCAACCCCTATGGGTGATTGTTCCTTTGGCCGGGGCAGGATTGGAACCTGCCCAAGTGCTATTGCTTAGATTTCCCGGTTGGTTCTGCCGGATTTAACCGGTGCAGCCAATGTCGATGAATCATCCGGGACCAGGCGGCAAGGACGGTCGTCAATCTTGTTCCGTCGGCCGCACAAGCAATCTATTTGCTACTTGAGCAGGGTGTTACCAAATTTATTGGTGCATGACATCCTCCTTTCGCTACGTCAATTTTTACGTTGAAATAAAATTAATTAAAATACCTTTCATCTATATTATAGTTTTAAATCAAAAAAATTTAAATTTTCTTACAATATTTTTTTGCCCTCCTTTCTGATCGGCCAGATTTTCTTATGAATTTGATAGTTTAGGACACAATTAAAAAGTTTCCGGTCTATCAGAAAATCAACAATCTGAGCATGAGGAACATTGCCGGTGGTGCCGATGGCGACGTTTGCTTTATGCAAAATTGGGTGAGTAGAAAATAAATATTCAAGCATAGGCAAATCCTGTTCCTTATCTATTACAAATTTCAACCAATTATTATCGATGCATCTTTCAAAATTGCCATAAATCATTTTGTGGGAATAGTCAAATTTGTAATCAACTATCCAGGAAATATGATCTTCCATCCATTCCGGGATTGGATGGGTTCCATTTGTCTCAACGGTTATTTTGCATTGCAATGCCAAAACTAAACCATAGAGCAATTCCTGCAATTCATCATATTGTAAGGTGGGTTCGCCTCCGGTTATTGTTACCTGTTTGCATCCTGTCTTTTCAACAATATCCACAATCTGATATGGTAATAATTTGGAATTGATCTCGCTGGCAGATGCGGCGTCGCAGTAGGTACATGAGAGATTACACCCGGCAAATCTGATGAATGTCGTCAATGATCCTTGATGCCAAGCAGTAATTTCGCCATTGATGCTTTGGAATATTTCGTTTATATTTATCATTTGTAATTCTCCCATGTTGCGTATGAGGTTTTTGTTTCCCACAGCCGCACCCGCTCAAGTGTAATTGATTCCTCCCACAGCATTAATTCTATATCTCTTGCTATTTTATGCACCATGATTTCGGCGGTTGGATTGTCGTAATAATCGTTGAGATTGCTATGATCTAATTTGCCAAGTGTAGCTATTGGTAGGTTTTCAATCATTCCTTTCAATACAGAAAAATCCATAATCATTCCTCTGCTTGGACCGTCAACCTGAATTGACCCTGATATCGTTATTTCTAAACGATACGAATGCCCATGCAGTTGATGGCAAGCTCCTTTATGATGGGGCAAATGATGGGCGGCTTCAAATTCATAAATCTTTGTTATTGATACCATTTTCTTTCTCCTTTTTATTGGTTATTTTATTTCTCCTACGCAGCTATCAAGGTATATCTTGCCAATTTGAAGCTGTTGTAAAACCGTAACTGTTGATTCAATTTCTTCATCATGCCTTAGTTTCAGCATTTTGATTCTTGCCAGGTTTCGTTTTTTATCACATTCGGGTTGGTTAATCGCCATTGCCCCATCAATCTTCCCAAGTTTAGAAATATCTTCAGCCCAGTCCCCTTTTTGAATATCCTTACCAGTCCGGGCAGTGTTTGATTGTGAGCCAGTCACTACTGCAATTTTCCTATCCCCTGCAATAGCCTTATGTCCGGCCCATATGCCGGAGATGCTATGTCGATACTGACCATATTGATCCTCCGGTAAGAATTCATCGGCATAATCTGTCACCAATACATCCACAATAAAATTTTCGTAATGCTCTAAATTATATAGATAGGCTTTCATTTCGGATATTGTTAAGGTCTGGGGCGGATATGAAACCAATTTAATTTTACCAGATCGTTTTAAAAACTGTTGCATTTTATTTGCTTTTTTCAGAACTTTGGCGGCACTTATTTCTTCCCTGGTAATTGTTCTCCACCAGGAATTCATATCAAATTTGTAGGTGCCTTTGCATTTGGTGCATGGAACATAATTCCTGGGAGCTGTTTCAAAAGTGGGTTTCTCACCATCCTCTTTATTCGGATTCCATAACGGTATTTTTGATTCTCTTTTTGAACATTCACCGATTTGATTCAAAGTGCAATCAAACACCGGCACCCTTATATTCCCGGCATACTTTTTCTTGGGTAGACCGGTTATCCCTGATTGAATTCGTTTGATCATTTGTCGCTCTGTCATTTCCAAAGACACAAAGACGACATTTAGCCCAGCCATAGCAGCTCGTTCAGCTATCCACCATAGCCACCATGTTTTGCCAATTCCCTGTTGTCCTATGACTCCGAATAAATGATTACGTTCAAATGGCCCGATTGTTGCCCCAAGTTCGCCGGGTAATTGAAAAAGAATATCTGAGGATTGAGGATTGAATGCATTTTTCAAAGCTTCTTTATCTCGTAAAGGATCAACACCTTTTGCTCTCACCCTCTCAACTCTTTCAAATCCTTTTAGCAATGCCTCTGCTTCTTCTATCCTGCCAGCTGTTACAGCCCTGGATAGATCATATTTGATACTTTGCAGATGAGACAATCTGAAATGTTTTTCCGCACTATCCAAAGCATATGCGGCATTGAATTTTGGGCCTCTGGAATATTCTTCCGATAATTGTGATAGGAATGATTCAATATTGTCTGCTACTTCTGGGGATATATCTGTGTCTTTTTTGCTTCTGAAAATATCCTCAATATGCTGGCCGGGGGCACCTTCGTATTGGTCAAAATATTCTATGCACCATTGCCCTATTATTTGCGAGTCCTTTGCCAGCAGGCAGGTCGGGGTCCACATTGACCTAATACCCGATAGAAAATCATTACTGATGATCATGCCCGTTAATATATTCCGCTCAATTTTAGCATCCGGAGGGTTTCGTCGATTAATTGCCATTATGAATTATCTCTCAAATTTATTTGATATATGCGGGTCTTTTCTCCTGATTTAAACGGCTTGTTGAATTTAGTATATCTTTTCCCCGAATAAATAAAAGATGGTTCTAATTCACTTCTATATAAAAATATTTTTTCGACCTTTATAGATCCAATATGATCTGTGATTATATCTCCAATTTTTACAGAATTATTTTTTTCTGCATATTGATACATTAATTTAGTTATATCTTTAAATGCCTTTTGTTTTATTTTTTCGCGTTTATTAATATATTCTTCTATCTTCATTTTTGCTCTCCCTTTGTTATTCGCTCAAATTTAAACGATAATTTTTTATCTATACCCTTATATACATTTATAGTAGATCGTTTAAATACGGCCCTATCCTTTGGCCGTAAGTAAGGGTTTAAAGGTTATTTAAAAGCTTTTTTAGAACTATTAGAGGATTTAGGGTGGAACCATCGGATTGTATCTGATCCCAGATGTCTTTTAAATATTTTTCAAACACCCAGCCTTTTATGTTTAGTTGCCAGGCATCATTCAAAACAATACTGGAGGTTTCAATAAATTCGATATAACGCTGCCAAAACATAGATGTGAACCGGCCTGACCCATTTAGACTTCTTGGATCAACCTTGCCCTCCATCCTTTTAATTTTTATTTTCATTTCGCGGACAAAAGGGAATAGGCCATCCAAAACCCGGTCAACATCACATTCACTTGGAGGGGTTCTATCCATCCATATATTTGCCTTGATAAATAATGCTGCCATATTTGGATGATTAATTATTTTTTGTTCTGATAATTTCTTTGGTGGATTATTCATGACTTGCAAGAACAGGGAATTTCTTTGCGTCGAATTATATAATAAACCTGGCAGGGATTTGATCCAGGGATTATTTATTTTATTTGGGGGCCAATAATCGTTCTGAGAATATTTAGATAGATGCTCAATTCCAGTACATAATTCTTCTTCGGTCCATTTACGGGTTAAAAAGGAATTTGGAATTTTATTCTTTTTTAACCAGATAGAATTTAAACCGGACATTTTACCGGTCTTTAATTGAGTTAAATATTGATGAATGGATTTGATTGTTTTGGAGGGATTTTCTAAATCTAATTTATGGGTTGTTGTTGATAGATTTTTATTCCATTGATTAATTATATTTATCACGTAACCGGGTATGGAATGATTAATGGAGGTTTTTCTTATATCTTTTCTTCTAAACTTTTGTTGTAATTGTAATCTGTCTCTGGAAGTTCTTTTCCTTCTTGGAATTAAAGAATCATTTGGGGTTTCGTTAGAAACCCTTTTAAATACTTCTTTAGAAGTATTAGTATCTATATTAGTATTATTAAAATTAGTCTTATTATAATATAGATTTAGTTCTTTAATGTTTAAACCTTTAATTTCTAAACCTTTAAAGTTTAAGTAATTAAAAAACTGTATTAGCCGATCTTCATTAATGAAATACCAATATTTAGGAGGGATGTTTCTGCGTTCTGCAAGTATAAAACCCCATTCTTTAAAAGAGTTTAAAATTTGACGTTGTTGGAAACTTGATAACCTGATTGTTTTTTCAATACGGACTTGTTCTAAAAAGAAATATCCATCTTCTGGCATTTTATTTTTTTCGATTAAATAATTATGCCATTCAAGAAGGATAGATAAAAAACATGACATATCCGCACCAAGATGTTTCAAAAAGATTTTATTTATTGATAAAAAACCACCACCCGCTAAAATTCTCTCTCTTTTTTGATTGCTCATAATTCTCCTGAAGTCCATTTGCTCATTATTGATAATCAAGCGTGGGCGAAGGGATGAGCGATCCCTTCGCTGGTCATATGGCCATATGACACGCCCGAAAAATACATCTACTTTTATATTATATAAATTTTTTAAATAATTTTAAAAATAATTTAATTTTTATTAATCTGGCTGGGTGTGGACCTCGATATCATTCAGATCCTCTTTTGATTTTACTTGTATCATTTTTCCGCCCGCTGTTGAATATTTTTCTTTGGTTTGTTCTTCATAGGACCGGCTTTCATAGTGAAACCTGATCCCGTTTGGGGCGGCTACATGACAAATGAAATTAAACATGGTCATAGATTTTAAGGTTTCTGTGCTTTCCATATCTCCGCCTTTGCATTGTTGTAAGGAATGATCCAGGGAGTGAATACAATCAATTACATTTTCTGTTAATTCTTCTCTTGTTTTACTATCCATTTTTATTTCTCCTTTGTTGTTTGCCCACAAGTTTTGCAGCAGGTTCCTTTTATGCTTATTCGTTTGACTCCGGCTCCGAGATTTTCAACCTTTGGAATATATCCCATTTTTGCTATATTTGTTATTAACCATTGGGCAGCGGGATTGTAAGAAAGGATTATTGGGTCAAAACCATTGGACTCAATCGCATTCAATTTATCGCGTATTTTATTCAACCAAACAGAATTTAAACCTCTTCTTGCCATAATTCATTTCTCCTTTGTTGCAGGGGTCATATTTTCGCCGGCGCATATTGGGCATTCATCCAGCCAGGACATGTACCATAGACTATGTTTTTTACAGTATAGTGGTTTATCACCACAATGGACTGCGGCCAGGTCAACAGATTTTATAGCAAATCCCACATCAGTTTTTTTGCTTCCTCCTGGCTTAGTTCGCCGGGATCTTTTCCTTGGTTGTTTTATGGTAGTTGACATTTTGTTGCCTCTTTTTTTAAGGCGTTATATACATTTTTAGAAATAGCCCCACTCAGAATCCAATTTAAAAAATCGTTTGGGTTGAAAATTTGGAAATCTTCATCTAATGCTAATTGACTTAAAACATTATTTGTCAAAATATCACCTTGTTCAAGTGCTTCTTTGATATCGTCAATGGTAGCTTTTGACAATGGTTTCCCGATTAATTTTTTATATAGCCTTGTTCTTGCGCCGTAATTTATTTGCTCAAGAGATCTTGGTTTTTTATTCTTTTTGTTCGTTACTGTCACTGACATTTTGACGGCATTTTTTCTAAAATCAAGTAACGCTCCAGACCATATGTTATATTCGATGCTGTCCGGGATTTTAAACTCAAACCAGAGATCCCCTTCATATTCATCCTTTGGCCGTAATCCATTTCCATCTGAATACGGTTTATCACCAGCATACTCGGTTATGGCCTTGTCTATCTCCGCTAAGAGATAGATTTTTTGTTCTTTTGGGGATAATCCAAGGTTAAAAAATTCTTTTAAAGTAGGTCGTGCATTAATTGGTTCGCTTCCTTTTGTCCTAACTCTCCCGGATCTTTTCCTTTGTCGTCCTCTAATATCTGACATTCTACACCTCTTGCGGTTAGTTGGTAGTAAAGTTTCTCAGCCTGAATCTGGGCCTGTTCTTCTGGGTCAAAAAAAATAAAGACTTTTTTATATTGTGACAATAATTGCATCTGCGGTTCTGAAAAGCCGATGCCGAATAATCCTACTGCCCCCGGCCCTAATCTCCAGACATCGGGCGGGCCTTCTACGACAATACAGGTATCTCCGGGCACTTGATCTTGGCCATATAGCAAAAATTTATGGTGGTATATTTCGTTGTCTTCCGGACAAGATTTGTATTTGGGTTTTGTTCCGGATTGAACGGCTCTGGTAGTGAAACTGACCATTTTATGTTTATTAAATATAGGGATGAAAATCCTGAAGGCATACGGCCCGATATGATCTGTTGCTTTCAAATTCCATATGGTGGCTAATTTATCAGGATCATAATTTTTGTTTTCAAGATATGCTCGGGCGAACGGTCCCAGGGGCATTAATGAGGGCAACTCCAATTCATCGGCATATTTTCTATTTTTGAATCTTGGTCCTGGTTCTCCTGATGAATACTTTTTGATAATTTCATTGGTTTCTTTTGGGCTGGTCTTGAGCAGGGTTGATATGACTTTGTACAGGGAATGGCCCCCGCATCGCCAGCAGGCATAAAACCCACCAGCAATGCAGAAACCCCCATGCCAGCCCGGATTTCCTGAGCAGAAAATACAGTGGATCTGAACCCATCCTCTCCGGGAATGTTTGGGGTCATTGTCTGTATGATCGACCCCATAATTTTCTAAAAATATCTTGGCATCAAACATTTATTTTACTCCTGGGTTTGTTATATCGTAATCGGCCATCCAAGTTCGCCATGGGAAGGTTTTGAGCATTACAAGCCCGGTCATCCTATGCAAGCAATAACTCATCTCGTCTTCCTTTGTTTTAAAGGTTCTTTTCAGCGGATTATATTTTGCCCGCCATTTCTTCAGTCGCTCATCTTTTATGTGTTCTGCTTTCTGTTGTGCTTTTGATTTCATATGTTTCCTCCAATGCATTTAGCGTATATCGCACGATAATCTATTTTTAAAGGCTATATATGTATTATAGATTATCACGCGATAAATTTAAAATTAACTGAATTTGCGGAACAGGATTTCGTGTTTGGCTTCCTTTGCTTCTTTCAAAATTTTTGCAACAGCCAGTGCCTGAATTCTGATTTTTTCTCGCTGTACGTTCATTGCTTTAATTCTTTTTCCTGCTGCCTTAAATTTTTTTAGTCGTGATAGCATATACACGGGCATAGGCGTCATATCGCTGAAGTCACGAAACAAAGTTTCCCGGAGATTTGTTGCTTTTTGGGCTTTGTTTCTCTTCTGCTTCCTTGCCATCAGCCGCCTCTGTCCCTTAGTTTTTTGCTTTCCCATGATTTAATTCTCCTTTTGGTTTGAAAATAAAGATTCCTGAAAAGATTCCTAATCCTGCTAAATTCCATATCCAGTGGTCAGCCTCTGCCCCGGCCAGGCACAGTCCGAAACAGAAGCACATTCCACATAATATATTCCTGATCATTCGCCCTCCTTTTTCAGTTAATAATCGGAGCCGTTTTTCAATGGACACCAATCGGGTATTACATCATGATTTATAATTCTATGATACCAATGAAACTTCCAGTCTTTGTCTTTGCATTCTGAACGATATTCTGGGTATTCCCTTTTGAATTTGTTTTTACTTTCTCTTATTTTGCAAGCATTATCATGTTCACAGATAGTTCTTGCTCCACCATAGGTGAAGGATCCACTATGGCCAACATGATGACAGGCCCGGCAAGTATTTATGGTTTTTGTAATTTTCATTTACGCCTCCAATTCTTTTATTAATTCGGTTAACAGGGATGTTTTCGAAACTTCTTCACCGTCCAATACCTGGCCCAGAACTTTCATTTTGGAATCAAGTAATGTGGCAATTGATTCCTCAATGGTGCCTTTTGCAATCAGATAATATGCAAATACTGAATCGGCTTCCTGCCCAATTCTATGCACTCGGTCTTCAGCTTGAATATGTTCTGCTGGTTTCCATCCTAATTCGATTGTTACTGTTGCAGCGGCAGCGGTCAAGGTCAGGCCAACACCAGCGGCCTTAACATTGCCTATCAGCAATCTGACATTGGGATTTTCCTGGAATGCATCCTTGTTTGCTTCCCGTTTTTTTAATGAGGTTTTGCCATATATTGAAACGGCAATATCCTTAAAATGTTCCATTAATTTTTCAAGGATTTTGGTATGGACACAGAATACAACCAGTTTATCATTCATTTCAAGATATCTTTCGATCCATTCAATACATCCATCAATTTTGCCTTCAATGGATAGTTGTTTCAGCTTCTCGATAGCCACCAATTGTTCTGCTTCAGCGGCTTTGTCTGCGGCTTCCTGCCCACTTGTTTCCTTGATGTAGGCCAGGATATCCCCTGCGGCGATATCGTATTGTTTTCGGTTGTTGATATCGACAGTAACCACCATCCGGTTCTTGGGCGGCAATTCCGGCAATACATCTTTTTTTAACCGCCTGACCATAATAGTTCTGCTCAGTTTTTCATAAAGCTCTTTGGTGTTGGTTGCTCCGCTGAAATCCCATCCAAATCCATTATGTTTGGCACCACAAAATTCTTGGGCATATTTCCAATAGGAAGGAAATATTGTTGGATTGATAATTTTGATCGGATTAAAAAATTCCACCGGCCTGTTTTCGATTGGAGTTCCAGACAACCCCATAACATTGGGTATCTTTTTTGCCAGCCGCGTACAGGCTTTGCCCCGGTTCGATTTCAGATTTTTGATATATTGGATCTCATCAAAAGTAATGGATTGTGGATTCATTTTGACTAATTGATCACCCCAGCCGGTATTTCTCTGCTCTACTGATTTTATTTTCCCGGTATATTCGTCTTTTACTTTTTCATATTTGTTCGGAATGATGTCATAATTAATAACAATTATTCCGTCGGTAGGGGTCTTTTTTGTTTTTGTCCATCTGCCTGTCAAGGAATAAACAGGTTCATTAGGCAACCATTTATTTGTTTCCTTGATCCAATTAGCCTTCAAAGATGCAGGGCAGACAACGATTGCGGGTCTTGCTTCAGGATGCCGGTGAAGCCAGCATAACGCCTGAATAGTTTTTCCAAGTCCCATCTCATCCGCTATCAATGCTCTGCCGTTGCGGGATTCGACATATTCAACGCCTTTTACTTGGTAGGGCCTTGGGGTCAGACCTTCCGGCAAGCCTTCGATTTCGTTTATATCAATGTCTTTGTGCTGATATTTGTTATACCATTTATCGACATCCGGAGAAAGATCGAAACCCCAATATCTCAGGTTCTCAATATTTTCTAAGGACAGCGGAGCAGACCATTTTTTGGTCCCACTGTCCCATTTCCGCCCGTCCAGGGATTTGACATTGTTTAATGTTTGCTGAAATCTTGAATCCCCGCGTGGATAGGAGAATTTCATTACGAGATTGAGGCCCTCAACAGTTGCTTCCTGAATGGCTTTTTGTTCAGTTTCAGGTTTTTTTGTAGTCTTGGCATTCTTGATTTTATCACCGACAACTTCAACGGGGATGGCTTTTGCTTCGGCATCTATTGCCTGCGCGGCATACTTAACCATGTTCCGTCTGACGTACACCATCTGCTTTTCGGATAATCGGCCTCGATTCAAGAAGTTCCGAGCAATGGAGGTCATAAAATTTGCATCAGCAGAATTAAAGCCAATTGAATTTTGATGAACCGTATAGTGTCCGGCTTGTTCGTCTGATTCCTGATTATTGTAAATGGCAACCAGTACTCCGATTGCCCAGCTATCATCGGTTTTGATTAGTTTTTTCAATTTGTCTTTTGTCATTATCCAGCTCCTTTGTAGGCTTTATGGATGAGTTGATGTTAAATGGCCCCAATATATTTGGCGGCGATTCTGATTTGTTCGGTTGCTTTTTCAAGTCTTTGGTCAAGATGTTTCACTTTTTCGTCCGATTCGATTTTACCCAATCTATTCGCTTCGCGTTGTTCTTCTGTCTGGGTTAGTTTGTTTTTGGTGTGGTTGTGGGCTAATTTTTCTATGTCTAATTCTCTTTCTTTTCTATGGAATTTGGCTTCCATATTTTCATTTTGATTTTCGAGATCTGTAATCATAAGAAGGTCGTCAAGTCCTCTATCTTTTCGAATTTTGAGTTCATTTTGGAGACTGATGATTTCGAGCCCACTGCTTATGATTGCCATTTCCATTTTGTAGGGCAGGGCCGGAAAGATATCGTCCAGAATTTTCTGTCTCAGCCATTCTGCATTAGGTCCGGTAAAAAAATCATGTAAATAATTATTGGGGTGCAGCAGGTACTCCCGTTCCAGCCGGTCGATGATTGCTATCTCATCGGCCTTGGTCATATCATTTTCGATCTTGAGCATAAACTTTTTCATTATTCATTTCTCCTTTTTTATTTTCTAATTTTGCTATTTCAATTTTAAAGCATTCCTTGCATATGCCGTGTGTGATATCCATGCCGGGTTCTTGTTTAATATTTGTTGCCTTGCTGCCCATGTCTTTTCCGCACCAGCTACACTTGATATAAATTTTAAACATTATTCATTTCTCCTTTTGTGATTTTATTTGTTGATTAAAATTGATAGAAACCCCCAGATTAAATAAAAACCTAATCCAATCAAAGTCAATGCACAATATATTCTTACCATTATTTTTCTCCTTTACGATAACAGGGTAAATAAAGCTCTGATTTTTTCAATTTGATTTTCTATCTCTTCTTCAACTTCTTCAACGTATTCTTTGTTGGTTATTCCTGCTTTTTTAAGATAATAATCGTTATTCCAATTAAAATTGTCGTTAACGAGTTCAAGAATTATTGTTTGTGCAGCTTTTATTTTTTTCTTAGCCTTCATTGCCATTATTCATTCCTCCTTATAAGATTATGTATGGTTGATAGGGCCAGATTGGCTCGTTTCGGGCTCCAATCTATTTCTTCAGTCAAGTACCTTAATAAACGCCTCCGGGTGATTTTAGGGCATGTTACTTCACGACACATCCTATACAATCGGTCGGGCATATCGAAAATCAGGTTAATAATAATAATTACATCTGAATCGGATTTTTCAATTTGATCCTTAAATATAACTCGTTTGAGTTGATCTGCATGACATTCTAAAAATTTCTGTTGGTTGTAATTGCTTTTGGAAAGTGATTCCGGATTGAAATCTGGCCTTATAGACGGCTTGGTGAATTTGCATAATCTCCAATTAATCAGGTTATACAAATGGGTACAAAATCCGCATTTGCTGGTATCAGGATCGTATGTCCTGAGGGCTTCAATATAGGCCATATTGGCTTCCGAAAACAAATCATCAAATTCAAAACCAACCCGCACATACCGCCAGGCCAGCTTATAAACCAATTTTTCATATTTTTCATATCGATCCATTAGCCATCTCCCTTTTGATAATATCTTGGCCCTCGCGGCGGGCTTTTTTCTTCCAGATACG